ATGACGAACTCAAACGTCTCCGGTAAACCCGGTCTGGTTCACAGCCGTATCGTGGCAGCCGCCAGATATGTACCCGCTGATACGTCGACACCGGCCGCGCCGATGGTCGCCATCCCAGCGGCCTCTCTCCCAGTTCGCTGACGGACGTAGCGGCAGCCTTGCGCGAACCAGTTTGAAACTTGCGGCAAAACTTCTGAACGTGGAGCTGTTGCGAGGTAGGATCGCAAAGGCCATTGCATGCACGCCCAAGTTGACTAAACTTGGTGCAGAATTCTTTCCGGGCGAAAAGCCCAGACAGGCGAGCGGAGCACTGCCTATCTGGATCATCGAGCACATCTTCAAGACATACGCCCGCGGATCTCTCTTTTTGCAGGAATGGCCTCACCATGCCCCAAGTTTCTGACGTCGTGCAGAGCGCACTTCTTGACCTGATCGAGGCGACGAACGATGCCATTCTGATCACGTCTTCCAGCGATCTCGACCGACCGGGTCCACGTATAATCCATGCAAATCCGGCGTTCTGCAGGATTTCAGGTTACACGCGGGAGGAGGTCATCGGAAAGACGCCGCGGATTCTGCAAGGACCGGGCACCTGCAAACGCGCGCTCGGCCGGATCGCAGCAGCTCTCAGGGCCGGTGGGGAATGCCAGGAGGAAATCCTCAACTATTCTCGCGACGGCACACCTTACTGGCTCGACATCCACATCGTACCGTTGCGCGACAAGAACGGCACCACCCGGTATTTTGGCGCCATCGAGCGGGACGTAACGGGCAAGCGTAGTGCCATCGAGCATCTACAGCGTCTCGCGCTCGAGGACATCCTGACCGGCATCGGAAACAGAGCCGCCCTTCAAAAGCACATGGACAACCTTGCGGAAACAGCGGACGCTATGACCGAGCGCCCCTGCATGCTTTTGTTTGATCTGGACGGGTTCAAAGCGATCAACGACACGCTGGGTCATGTCGCGGGAGATGGTATCTTGCGGCACTTTGCGGGATATGTCGCGTCGGCCCTGCGCCGCGACGATTTCATTGCGCGGCTGGGCGGCGACGAGTTCGTGGCCATCTTGATGGGATACACACCGGATGCCGCGTTTCGCTTTGCCGAACAAGCAGTCCTGAACCTCGCGTCCATGAAGGTCCACGGCGCCGAAAAAATCGGAGTCAGCGTCGGGATGACCACGTTTCAACCGGGCGATGATATGGCAACTGTGATCGCCAGCGCCGACACCGCGCTTTACCGCGCAAAGGACGCTGGCAAAGGCACCGTGCGTGTGTACACCCGCCCCCATGTTGCTTAGGGTCGGGCACATCGCGCCAGTGATGAAATGTCGTGGGTATGGGATCCTCCGGAACAAAAAAACTATTCAAAACTGTGGTCATCAACCAGATCGGTCCGTGGAAGTCGATGCGCGAAGTCGAATGGGAAACGCTGAAATGGGTCGATTGGTATAACAACCGCCGGCTATTCGGACCCATCGGATACATCCCCCGCAGAAGCAGAGGAGGCGTTCAATGCAAACCTGAACACACTCGATATGGTCGCCTGAAAAATGAACAAATCACCCTCCGGTTAACCCGGGGCGGTTCACCGTGCCGTTGCGAGTGATCGCCCCGTTGAAGTGGCCAAAGCGCTTCAGCGCCAGCTCTGCCGGTGGTGCGGCCGGCTCTCCGAAGGCGCTGGTGGTCGTGCCCAGCGTCTCGCCCTGCGCCACCAGTCGCGCCGTCGCAGTCAGCAGGCCCGATCGCTGCATCTGCCAGCTGAGCTGATCCAGCACACAGCCGGAATACATCGCATAATGCGGCACCTGCGGCATACCGGTCTTGATCGACAGGCTGGGCAGCGTCCAGGACCCGGACTGGAATGCGTGGGTGAACGGGGCCTCCGCGCCGGTGGTGACAGGCTGACCGAACGCCGCCTTCAGCCAGAACCCGAACGCCTCCGCGTTGAGCGGCACGACGACATCGCCGTCCGCCGTGACCGCGTCCTTGATCGGCGCCAGCGGATCGCGGCCATAACCGAGCAGCTCCGAGTTCAGCAGCGGCTGTTCCGACCCCAGCGAGATGCTGGCGAAGGGCATGCGGGTGAAGCCGCTCGCGGGCGGCGTTCCATAACTCGTCTCGAACGCAAGCGCCATCTGCGCCCGCGCTCCCTGGGCTCGTGCCATGGTGGGTTTTCCTGTATGGTGAACTGGAACGGCCCCGCAAAGGGGCCAAAACTCGAGAAGGCAGACTTGAATGGCTGATCAAAACAATCCCACCGGGGCCAATGGCCGCTCGCATTTGGGCGCAGGCTCGCGCATCACCGGCGAGCTGTTCTTTCCCGGTACTGTCGAATTGCCCGGCTACGTGAAAGGCCGCGTCGAAGCCTCCGCGATCGTCATCGAAGAGGCGGGCGAGGTCGAAGGCGAGCTGCATGCCGCCAGCGTCGCCATCAAGGGGCGTTTCAGCGGCCAGGTCATGGGGGGCAAGGTCCGGCTGCATTCAAGTGCGCGGGTGACCGGCGAGTTCTTCTATGAGAGCCTGAGCATCGAAAGCGGTGCCGAGATCGAGGGGAAATTCAAATCCCGGCCCTATGACAAGGACGCAAAGCCAGAGTGATCGGGCAAATGTATCTACCGTGGAATAGTGCAGAACCACCGTAATCACCGCAGCCTTCAGGCTTGCCGCCCCCTCGACAGGCAGATCAACCGGGCGCGGCTCTTCCACCTCGACCCAATCGCAGATGCCATCAAGTGTGCGCTCGGCGGCGATGGCGGCGCCTATGCTCACAGTCAGCGTGTCAAACGCCGCGTCACGGTCGGCGCCCTGCACGACCGTCTCTATCTCGGCGCGGTGCTGGAGTGGTAGGCGAGCGGCGACAACGTTACCTCGGGCTTCCCTGGCTCGCCGTCCCGCAGGATCAGCAGGCCAGCAGCCGGCACGCGCTTGGGCAGCACGTCGCCGCGCAGGGCAGTGGCGGGCAGCGTCGAAAGCCGCGCGTGCAGCGCGGCGAGGATCGCTTCGCGAGGCGTGGGCATGGTTTTCTACTATGTTGGGGGCGCGGCAAACGTCGGCCCGGAGCCCGAACTGACCGCAGCCGCGCCATGCGCCCTGCGCGGGAAGTGCCGGGCAAGTGGTCAGAACACCATCGCATGAACCGGTCCGGATCATTCTTGGGTTGTGATTTGGATGCAGGATGAGTTGCGTGAGGATGCCGATACAGCGGAACCATGTTCACCCATCATGCGTTCCAAATGGGTCATGGAACATCGGTGGTGTTCGTCAGAACATGTCAAAGACTTGAAGATCAGCGCAGTTTGTTTGATCCGCCACACCGATATGAAGGACCTACAATGAAATACGCTCCCCTCGCTTTTGCAACGCTCTTTGCTTTCGCGACCACGCCCGCCCTTGCGGCAGGCGTTTCCCCCCCAGTTTCTGCGCTTTCCGTTGTGACCGTGCCGACATTCCAGGGCGCCCAGATCATCAAAGTAAAGAATGACAAGGAAAAGGGTTACAAGAAGGCTAACAACAATAAGCCTGAAAAGACCGGAAAAGGCAATAAGGCGACAACAGGAAACAAGCCGGGCAATAAACAAGCGGAAAATCGCGGCAAGTCAGACAAGGCCCACGTTAAAGGCAAACGATCAAATGAAGACCGGGTGCGCATTTCAAATGAGGTCCTGCAGGTGCGTGCACCGCAAGGTCGTGACATGAGTGTGCTGCTCGCAGCCGCGCCGCTGGCGTTCCTGGGTTCGCAGATCAGTTTCCCCGATGTCTCTGACGAACAGCTCCTGACATATCGCAATTGCCCGCCCGGACTGGCCAAAAAGGATCCTCCGTGCGTGCCCCCCGGGCTTGCCAAAAAAGGCGTGACCTATGACGAATGGCTAACGTATGACGACGACCGGCTTGTCGACCTCTACCTTGAACAGCGCAACGAATATCTGGACCGGGACGTGGTTCTTGACGATGACGTTCTGCTGCTTGGTTCGGACCAGATCGCATCGTTGTACGGGCTGCGCCCCGCACCATCGGGTGAACGCTATGCCCTGATCGATGGCCAACCGGTTTTGCTGACGAACGAAGATTACACGTCGCTTCTGCGGATGCGTGATCTGGCGCGGGTTGAAAACCTTCCTGCAGGGCTGCGTGTCGCGCCGACGGCGGCGCTGACCCAGAATGAATTGCGCCAAACCTACAAGCTTCCTGAACTTGAGCCGGGATATAATTATGCCGTCCTGAATGGTGAACTGGTGACCTTGCAAGACAGCGCATTTGAAACGTTGCAGTTGATCCGCATCGTACGCGCCATCTTCTGATTTGTTTGTTCTATTGCCCCGTCGGTCAGAGGAATCTCATTTGGACGCAGGGTGGCAAAACCGGGCGTCCGGTCGTCGAGCGGGAGGCGACCGAGCGGCCTATGGTATTCTGAGACCCCTCTGCCACCAACAGCCCTGCCGTCGGTCAAAGCACGTTCTCTGGTCGCAACCTCGGCCGCCATCATGGCAGCCAGATCGGGCGTTATGTCGATCTCAACTTCATTGCGCTTCCTCGCATGTCGGCAGCGCCTGAACAGCAGTGTTGACGTTACCGACAACTGCGATCATGCGGTAGGAGACGTCCGGATTGTCGGATGATACTGCAAACAATGGGAAGGACCCATAATGACACTCGAAAGTCTGCTTATCATACTTCTGGTCGGCGCCGTGGCGGGCTGGCTCGCAGGGCTGATCGTCAAGGGCTATGGCTATGGCCTGCTTGGCAACATCGTGATCGGGATTGTCGGCGCGTTCGTGGCCGGCCTGATATTCCCGCGGCTGGGCTTGAGCATCGGTGCAGGGATTGCCGGTGCCATCATCCACGCCACCATCGGGGCCGTGATCCTGCTGTTCCTGATACGCCTGATCAAGCGGGCCTGAATCGCAACAGCAAGATCCGTCAAACCGCAGGTCCACGGTCCAGACCAGCCGCTCGCGGTCGCCCACCGATTGAGCAGCCTGAAGTCTGGAAAATCTGCCGAGAGGGGGGCAGGCATCCTGGCATTCCCACTTGATGCAGGCCTTCGTGTCGGAGGCCCATTTGTCGTCGATCTCGA